TTTTAGCACCAATGGTGTCTAGTGTTAATGAAGTGTCTGATGGCAAGGTTGCTGTTCCTGATACTACTAAGTTAGCACAAACAATACCGCCAATCCCCATATTGTGTTGAACTGTGTTAGCTGTAATTGTCAGATCCTCAGCAGTGCTTGTTCTTGACCACGTACTGTTTTCTTCAAACGCTGACGTCGAACGAACTCTTAATGTACTTGTATTTGCTTCACCAGTAACATCTATATCTGCACCTGCTGTTATGTCTCCACTAGCGTCAACTGAGGTTGAGAATGTTTCCCATCTATTAGATGTACTTCCAAGATCGTTGCCGCTGGTTTCAGGTAGTATGCTAGAATTTACTAATGCATTAAATACAACTGAATCTTGTGTATTAGAACCTAATGTTGTATCTGCATCTACTGATAAGCTGCCTATGGTTGCTATGTCACCGCTGGTTGATACTGTAAATGAGTTAACAGTTGAATTGGCAGCAATCTCAAGTCCACCATCGACATTAGTTAGACCTGTTATTCCTACTGTGTCTGAAAATGTTGCTGCACCAGTTACACCGACTGTGTCTGAAAATGCTGAGGCACCTGTTACGCCAAGTGTGTTTGCAAATGATACTGCCCCAGTGACTCCTAAGGTTGATGATACGGAGACTTCCTCGAGCGAAGATGCATCTGATGCATTAAGTGTAACTACGTTTGCAGATGCACCTGATACTACTAGCCCTGCAGATAATGTTGCAAGACCTGAGATTGATGTTGCCTCTCCTACGTTTAACTTTTTAGCTATCCCTACGCCACCGGAGACTTTTAACGCACCTGTAGTTGTATTTGATGATTGTGTAGCAGAAGAAATAGTAGTTATGCCAGCAATGTCCATTGTTGTAGAGAAGTTGCCTGACTTACCACTCATGATCCATCTATTGGTAGTGTTTCCTAATAGGATTGTAGAGTCGCTTGGAATTAGATTATGATTGACTCTGCCTTTGATACTAACTCGTGAATTGGCTGTCGTACCTTTACCAAGAACAATTGTGTCTACGTCAGATGAATCTGTATAAACTATAGCAGTGTTAACATTAAATGTACTATCGACGGTTAGGTTGTCGCCAATAGTAGTATTTGCATCTACTATTAGATCTTCAGCTGTTAAGTCATCAAACATTCCGTCCCATCTTAACAGATTTGTTCCTAACGATTGGTCACCTGAAGAATCTGGATTAATACCTGATGCTACTCTACCAGTGAATGTAATTGCATCAGCAGTTGCGTCTCCTAATGTTACTGCACCATTCAATGTTGTGGCGCCATCTACGTTAAGTGTAGTGTCTAAGTCTACTGCTTTTTTAACATTAAGTTTATCATTAAAAATTGAATTTGAATTTACGTGCAATATGTCTGTGTTAGCATCACCAATGGTTGCATTAGCGCCCTGGAGGTAAACTGTATTTGTAGTAGTTAATGTACCATCAATGTTAGTATTCGAATTAATATCTAGATCAGTACCGTGAATGTTCATTGTAATAGAATCTACTAATGCTGTGGTACCTGACAAGTTAAATGTCGTTGATGTGAAGTCAGTTAATGTGTTGTCGGTGTCTATGTTTGCATTAATGTCTAATGGTGTATTGAATATGTTTATCGCTGCATTGGATGCAAAGAACCCAGCACTAGCGTTTACTGATACGTTTGAGCTGATTCCAAACGAGGTACCATTAACTGTTAGTGTGTTTGCTCCTACATATGTATTTGATTCTACATTTAATATGCCACCATCAATAGCTGTATTGGTTGAGGTAATATGATTTAATGTGTTATCCACATCCATATTAGCATTGATGTCTAATGGTGTGTTAAATACATTAAGACCAGCATTGGATGTAAATGTGTTAGTAGTGGGATCAATATTGATTGCATGCGTTGTCGAGTTACTCTGCGTAACATTTAATGCACCATCTAGTATATCAAAGCTAGCTGCATCAAAGTTTACGTTTGATGTGATGTTGAGTTCACCATTCTCTATAACTGTATTGGTAGATGTAATCTCTGTCAGCGCGTTGTCAATATCTAGATTAGCGTTTGCGTCAATCTTAGTGTTAAAGATGTTAATAGCAGCGTTGGATTCAAATACTGATGAGGTACTGTTAACACCAACGTTAGAGCTAAACACTACATTAGCACCACTAAAGTATGCATTAGATTGAGCAAATAAGATTGCTCCCGTTGCTGCTCCGTTGGCTTTTAGAACTGTATTGGACACGATGATCAAATCATCCTTAGCCGCTCTAGTACCATATACAGTACTGTTTGCTGTTGCACCTGTAAGTTCTTGTTCTACAATTAATGTGTTAGCACTGAAGTAACCGTTTACTGAAGCGTTACCAGATGTTCTTGCACCTTGTGTATTTGCCGCAACAGTTACTACAACCTTTTCCATGTCGTATGTAATTCTGTTAGTAAGGTCTACCCATTCCCTAAAAGTATCAGCAGCCGGTACTACGTTCGCACTTGTATAATTATTACTTGCCATCTGCTATTACCCTCGTTAATTGTGTTAGCATATTTTTAATTTCTTGCATATCGTTTTTTACTAATTGTACTTCAGCTGAAAGTTGTTCTACAGCGCTGCCTTTTTTTCTAGCAGCTTTGTATTGTTCGAATGCTCGCTTATCAGTATTTATGATAGCCATTGTACTAGTATCTCTAGCATAAGCATTTTTTTCAGTCTGTACAAGAGCCATTATAGTGACACCGCCAGAGCTCTATAATCATTAATTCTAGGAGCCACATTTGTTGAGTCAGATGTCATAACTATTTTAATTGCTAGTTGTTGATATCCTAAGAACTTTTCATTTGAAGAGTTGTAATAAGACACTTCGAAATTATCAGGAGCATATCTATCCTGGAACGCTTGATTAATATCACTAGCATTGACTTTAGCATATATTGTTCCTACTGAGTCAAAAGGAACTTCTTCTGATACCGTCAGTGCTGTTGCACTTGATGGTTCGCCAGCAACAGATGTTATAAAATAATCTGTTTCTGGATCAGAAGCAACTATTTTAATTAAGTCGCCATCGTTGAAGTCTGTCTGGAAGTTGGTTCCAGATCCTGTTACGCTCGTACTGCCTTGAGTTGTAATAGCTTGTCCGCTAAGAACGGTCGTGTCGGGTGTCTTTTTAAATCCATACTCATACTCTACAATTGAATTTCTATCTTCAGATGATGAGAATTTGCTTTGATTAGGACCCTCGCTCACTAGCTTTGACCATGCCTTATCTTCAAAATTTTCACTGTCAGCAGAATTTAATATCTTAGCATATACGCTCACATTAGTACCAACAGGTCTCCATGCATTTACAAAAACTTTAATGTCTTCAGCATCAAGGCCTTCTGCAAGTGTTAATGTTCTTGATATGTACTTAGCAGCTGCGGAACCGTTTTTGCTGTATTCGTTTGTCTCGACATTGTTAATGACGTTTTCATATATTGATAGCCCTTGCGATTGAAGATCAATTGAAGGGGACATACCAACCTTGCTTGTACTTAAAGTTTGAATAACTCTCAGTGATTTGTTACCACTGTTATTTGCTATCTCGTTTGACTTACTCATGACTTTTATACTTTGTTTAGGATAGTTTCTATCATTGTATTTGAACAATTCAGTAGACGATAGAGATCCCGTTACAGTATCAACACCTTGAATTCTAGGAGTAATAGTTGTGCCTGATGGATCGTTTCTATACAACTGTGGTTCAAAGTAGCTTATGTTAGTGTCTACAACTTCACCAATCTCACAATTAGCAATACTTGTACAACCAATAATTGTATCCCCAGCAGTAAACTTAAACGATCCACTGACCGCTGTGCTGTCTGCTAATACGACAGTTGCTGTGTTAGCATCTAATCTATCAAACGTTGCAGTTGGCGTTACCATATAGTTTCCGCCTGACTTAGTAAATGTAGGAGCTCCTTTTAATGTAAGATACGTATTGTTAGCTACTGCAGATACCGTTACAACATCAAACGTTGACGTGCTACCAGTCAGCACTATTCTGTCACCAGAAGTAATACCCAAGTCTGCAAATGTTGTACTTGACCCACTAATTATATTATTGCCCTGTGAGAAGCTGACCGTACCAGCTGCGTTAGCTGATAGTTTAAACACTTCTTCTTTATCTGCAAAATTACCATTGATTGTACGGTTGGTTGCAGTTATCCATTCGTAGTCCTCATTGACAAGCTGGATCTGTCCTTCCGTAGATTTAAACACTGCTGCATATACATTAAACTTCATATCTTCGTCAATGTAAGCTGTCCATGTTCTATCGTTTGTAGATAGGAACATAGTACCTTTGCCCCAGTCTTGGTTAACTTGCTTAGCAGAGTTGTTTAACTCATTCATTCCAGCCTTGGAAGTAAATACTGAATACTCAGGTGAGTTAGCATTTGGCTTAATAACAATTGCGTACTCCATGCTAGCTGATACAATAACTGGTGACTTAAATTCTACGACAGTGGCTACCGTCCCTGTACTCGAAGTGTTGATTTGGCTTGATAGTAATTCAACTCTACTGAACGGCAATACTTCTGACTGTGGAGTTCCGCCCTTGACAGTTCTAAGCTCTACGACACAACCTTGTAGTGGATCTTTACTTGCAAAGAATAAATCAAGACGAGTTAAGTATCCAGTCGCAACTTTCTGAGGGAATGAATTCTTGTCAATCATGAATGTCTGACACAACGGATCATCGTCATCGTCTCTACAATCAGGTTCTGGCTCCCACCATCCGCGGCCGCCTGCACCCATTTCATTACCAATCCAACCTCTCTCATCTATTACATCCCAACAGAACTCATCAGCTCTTGGCCTTGGTAGCGTTGTTGGTGACGTGTTTGCTGGTGGTGTATCAATTACCGGATCTGGATCAGGTGTTACAGTAACCGTGTTACCTGTAACCACGACATTATTTGCTCCATCATCATCCCCAGTGTCTGGTGGTGACGTATTAGCTTCTGGCGTATTGTTGGCAGGTATCGTCGTATTTGTTTGTGTTTGTGTTGTTTCTGATGAGCTAAGAATTCTTTTAGAAGTCCTAGAACTCAACAGCGGAGCTCTTGTTGATACATTAATGGATCCTGATTCAACTGAGAAGTTGAAACAATTGAACCTTGATGTTGCATGCGATACCATATCACCTATTTGTGATAGGAATTCAATATCTGCAATCACTACTTTTCGTTCACCAGCAAAGAACCTGCCGCCAGGTATTCTTATTATACCTGCTAGCTTACCATCACGCTCTGACTTAAGCTCTGAACCAAATGCCTTTGTTCTAAATATTTGATTTGGAGCACTTTCAGTAGTTACCATACTTGGTGGCGATGTCAGTATAGCTGGAGCAGTGTCGTCGCTGATAGCAACATCATCAAAGTATACAAAGTGAACTAAATTTGGTCTTAGTCCAGTTGCTACAAATCTGATCTCGACAGATGGTATATAAGGTTGGAAAGAAATATCTGTAACAAAGTCTCCAACATTCTTAGTTGTGGTAGATGCAGATCCAGAGAACGTAGTTGTTGATCTTTCAATCTGCTGAGTCTTAACAGTAGTAAATGTATCTGTTCTAACTGTGTCTGTTGCACTTGTACCTGACAATGCTGTCGTAATGCTTTCTGATACGACTTCGTCTGACGTCAGCTGTGCTGGAGCCATTTTATTAAGCTCTTCAATTAATGCAAGTGTAGGCGATGCTACGTCTATATCAATCTGTACAGCAGACTCAGGTGCTGTTGTATGGTCTACATCAGCCAAGTAATCTGGATAGAGAGACAATGTTCCGTTGTATTCCCAGAAAGCTGACGTACATTTTCTTGTTTGAGTTGCAAGAGGTTGTGATATAATTTGACGCTGAGCATAATCAATCAGTGTCATATCACCTCTTGTAGCAACCCTGGAACCAGATTCTCGTTTTAATTTTAATGAATACAATTCCCACTTAGGAGACAACATATTTCTTGCTGTGTCATATCCAGCCTTGAATTCACTGTTAAGAGGATTACCTGTTGTTTTAGAACTAAAGTTATCTACTAAGAAGCCATTCTTAAATCTATTAAGAGTCGGATCTGTTCTTCCAGGAAGAGTTATATCCGTTGATTGTTTCTCTAGCATGTTTAAAGACGAATAGTATTCTAAGTTGTCTATTCTTTTATCCATCTTTTTAATATCGGCCATGCTATATCTTTTCAGCTGAGTAGCTCTTACTCTACATCCTAGTCCAGGTCTATTGTAATATCTTGCATTGACTGTATCGAGTGATGGATACACTGGAATATCTATTGTAGCCAACTGCATAGCTAATTCTGGTTTAGCTGAATACTCTGGTTGCGTGCTAGGTATACCTTTGATTACATTGAACCCATTTCTATCAATAACCAATCTATCTTTTCTTGGCAAGTAATATGTTACATTTGATGTCCAAATTTCATTAGGCGTAGCTGATAAGTTATTAGTACCCACAATTGTTTCAGTCGAAGATGGGTTAATTGTTGCGCTTCCAATAGTAGCTGACTGCGTAGCTGTGTTGCCTACATTTGGTCTGAAGTCTACACAATCTCTCAATGAATATTCATCACCCGTCCTAGGCGATACAAACACAGGAATCTCCTGCGTTCTAATTTCACTAGCTGTTGGTGCAGCATCATCAATGATAGCGTCATATGATTGGTACGTATAGAACCCAACACCAGCTGATGTATCTTTAACAAAATGCTTTAGCTTAACTACAATTTTATTACCAGACACTAAAGTGAGGTTTGAATTTGGTTTTAATTTTAATTTAGATAGACCGTAATATCCATCTTGTTGGCCATTGTCTAATTCAAATTGAGTTGTTTTATCGTACGCAGCTGCTTCAGAATAACTAGTGTGGACGTAAACTTTATCTAACTTCAGTCCATCAGGAATTCCTAGATTCCAAGGCCCAGTTACTGTTCCAGCATTTGAGCTGCAGTCTAATTTAATATAGCTTGTTGATGCTGTTTTTTTCAATCCAGCTTCTGCAGTATCTTTTACTTTGTATGATAATGTTGCATTCAACGTACCAGCTAGTACTTGATCTAAGTTAACTGTTAATGTTTGACCAGATGAAGTAAGAGATGCTGTCGGCGATCCGGCTAAAGGAATTACTGTATCTTTAGGGAATGTTTTTAATACTGTTAATCCAGAACCTGCTGATAAAGCAACGTCTACTTGGAAAGATGTAGTACTCAAAATATTTGTAATCTGTCTTACATTGGATCCTACATATACAAAGTCTCCAGCTGAAAGCGTTGTAGTAGTTGATGATGAGACAACATTGCTTGTACCAGTTACGATACTAGTTGTGTCCGCAGCTGAACTTGCATTCTGAGATGCTCTAGTAACTAACAATAAATCTTTTTCTTGCGTCTCGTTCAACGTCACATCTGCTGTGCCGTAACCAAATGTTTCTGTACCCGTCAATGATACACCAGCAGTTCCATCAGCCTGAATTGTTATGTCTTCAGCTTTGCTGTAAACATATGATGCATTACTGACCTGACTTACACCAGTTTGTCCTAATTTAAATACTAGGCTACTAAATGATGGATCAAATATCTTAGCTGTGCCAGATATGTCTCCAAGGCCTCTATGGGCAATGTTACTATTGCCGGCTGGATGCGAGCTCGATGCATAGTGGTAAACGGCTTTAGCATGCTTATTAAATGATTTGCCTGCGTACATTTTTACATCATATAGATATAAGTTGTACTTGCTTGATGCTTGACCTTCGTTGTCAGATTCTTGTTCTAGCTTTCTAATTCTAGCTGTTCCAATAACATTTGACGTTACACCATTTACATTCACTGTATTTGATGACTGTGCAGGTAGCACTTTTACGCCTGCACCAGTAGAAAGTAGATTGTGAGGAGCGTCTAGGATAAGTATTTGGTCATTATTTTCAGCACCAAAGTGTCCCATAGTCTCATCTATTTTAATATATTGACCGTAGTTAACAGATACTGATTGGCCTGTCGCGGTCACTGTAGTGTCAGCTTTTTTGATAGGTACCCTTGTTGGTCCTACTGTCTGAAATCTTCTTCCCTTGACATAACCAATACCAGCTCCTACTACTGCACTAAGGTGAGTTGTATTACCAACAAGCTCTTCTGTGCTTATTACAAATGGATCTACAACATAGTCTCCACTCTCTTCATATGTTCTTGTTGCTAGCTCATCACTCATATCTCCGAGAACCGGCGATTGGTTCATAGATACTTTCTGTCCGTTTTGGAATTTAACAAGCTGCAAGAAATTGTTTGAAGCTTCAACGACCGCAGTTGTGTTAACTGTCAGTACTGGAGTTAATTGTAATCTATCTGCTCCAGGTGCATTCTCATTTGAATACCCCGATGCGTTGTCTAGTAGTGTAGTATCAATACTGCTGTTTACGACAGCTTCCGTAGTCACCACACCGACCGATACTTCATGTGGTCTTCTCGTGTAAGGTGAAACGATAATATCCTGTGCAGCAAATCTTTGGAAGTTTCCTTTTTGGAATATAATTCCATCTTCAACTTTCATCTGATAAGCTGAACCTACAGGATGGAATTGTGTGTTGCCAGCTCCGATGCCTGTACCGAATCCAGTGTTAGCTACTGTTACGTTAGCAGTCTTAATAAGGCCTACTGTTCCAGCAAAGCCGCTTGCAGATGCGTTGCCACTGGCAACCGACACTTCTGGATAATCAGCAATACTGTATCCAGCACCATTTGCAGTGATTATTAGTTCTTTAATTGATCCATTAGATGCATACGTTACGACGTTAGCTGCTGCACCGACACCTTTTAAGTCAGAGCTGAATGATACAGTGTCACTATTACTATACCCAGCACCTTCGGATGTAACTGTTACATTAGCAATTGCCGTTGCATTTGGATATATTTCTAGTACATCACCATTTGCATAAGAAGTTGTCTGAGCTGTACCTGTGTTTATATATTTAAAGAATAGTGTATTGAGGAATGGGTTCTGTGACTCTAGGCCACCTCTAGTGTCTATTATTTGTGCAACAAGGTTTGCTGAGGTTCTTATGTAATCGTTAGTGTCAAACAAGGATACATTTACATCTGTACCCGTAGAAGTTTTATCAAATAGCTTTGCGTACTTAACTGTTGCATCAAATGTGAACGTACATCCTTTGATGATTGTACCTTCTTTGAATTGAAACTGGCCAAATCTTTCAATCTGTTGTTGTAAGATTGACTGGAGCTGTGTTAGCTCTCTAGCTTGAAGTGGTACAGCTGGACGGAACAACACTCTATGAAAGTCTTTGTTTTCATCATAGTCGTCGTAGTATGGGCTAATATTTAAATCTGTATCAATTGACATTTGTTCCTCTAAAATTCAATAAGTAATTTAACTCGTTCTGTTTGGTCCGCGGCTCTTGTTATAGGCTGTTGATTCTCAACATACAATATTTCTCCGCTGCCTTTAATTAAGTCTG